TTAATATCTAAACTGAAAGCTCCAAACGGATCGCAGAGTACACCTTCGATTACGTTTGACAGTGACCTCGATACTGGAATATTTCGCTCAGGTACAAATGAGTTGGCCATTACAACAAATGGAAGTGAGCGACTTATCGTTGACTCGTCTGGCGATACAACCCTTTTAAACGGCACGCCATCGTTAAAAATCAAGGATGTAAATTCTACGGGAAATTCACAAGTCGGAGATATCCAGTTTGTTAATTCCGCAAATACAACCAACGCGACCATCGGCTTCTTATCATCTTCTAACGGTGATCTTACAATTCAGAATTTTTTTAGCAGTAGTGCCAATATCCATCTTGATATTAGAGGCACAGCAGAGCTTTCAGTGACGACAGATCAAGTAACAGTCGATCATGATCTGGATGTTGGAAACAACCTTGATGTAACTGGTTCAGTAACAGCAACAAGTTTTAGCGGGAGTGGCGCGAATTTAACTGGGCTTCCTTCATTTGAGGTCGAGGGGCGCGCTGATGCTTTCGGAAATGATACGACAATTCAACTAAGTGCGAATACTGTACTCGTTCTCGGTGAAGTATTTATCAATACAAGTGCAAGCACTGGCGCAAGGGTATCCGTTGAATTGAAAAATTCTGGTGGAACTGTTATTGATTCATTCGATTTACTCGGCATGAATGAGTTGAATGGAACAGATGGCGGCTCAGGAATGTCGGGGCGAGTAAATTTCACAATCGCTGTTCCTGCGACGGTCCCGCAGATCAGAGTTCATCGAACCAGTGGCTCACGCACTGTTAGTGGAACCGTTAACCAATTTTTAAAATTCGGATGATATTGTTAGATACGGCTTGATCAAATTTTTAAAAAATGGAGAGTGCAAGTGAAGGTATGGAAGAAGATCAAACGACAGATTCTGAATATTTATTTAGATTGTTTGAACGCACATGCACATCGCCTAATAAGTCGAGGCTATGAACTAGAAGATAAAGCGATCAGGCTAGAGATAAAGCTTGAGGAGTTGGAAGAAATTGAAGCTAAGTAAAAATTTCACCTTGCGAGAACTCACGAAGTCGCAAGTAGCAGAGCGTCTTGGAATAGATAATACACCAGACGAATTAGCAATCGAGAATATGAAACTGCTATGCAAGCATATTTTACAACCAGTAAGGGATTATCATGGAGTACCTTTTACTGTTTCTTCTGGCTATCGGTCTGCTGATCTATGCTCGGCCATCGGATCAAAACCCACCAGTCAACATGCGTATGGTGAAGCGGCAGACTTTGAGGTTCCATCACTGGATAATCGAACACTGGCCTTATGGATTGCTGATAATCTTGATTTTGATCAACTTATCTTAGAGTGCTACACCAAAGGAGAGCCTTCGTCTGGATGGGTACACTGCTCTTTTAGCGAAGCTGGTAATCGCAAAGAAACTCTGACGTACTCTAAGGGACTATATACAAGAGGCATTGACGAATGATACAAGCCCTGATTGGACCAGTGACCAGTTTATTGGACAAGTTCGTTGAAGATAAAGATCAAAAGCAGTTATTGGCGCATGAAATTGCAACAATGGCACAGAAACATGCGCATGAAACTGCGATGGCTCAAGTCGAAGTTAACAAGGCAGAAGCTAAACATCGTTCTACTTTCGTTGCTGGTTGGAGGCCTTTCGTTGGCTGGACTTGTGGTGTCGCTCTTGCTTATCACTTCATTCTTCAGCCTTGCATCTTGTTTGCTGTCGCAGTGGCCGGACTTACAGTCCCAGCTTTGCCCGAGTTCGATATGGGTTCTTTATTGACTGTTCTCATGGGTATGCTCGGGTTGGGCGGTCTGCGGACTTTTGAGAAGGCGAAAGGCTTAACAAAGTGAGCAAGCTCTCTAAAAGGCAAAACGTGCGCTTCGGCGGACTGATTGCCGTCATGGGAAACAGAGAACCCTACCCCACAATTCTAGATGATCTATGCGATAATGGATTCGTCGAAAGAGATGCGGCTGGTATATGGAATCTGACAGAACGTGGCGTCAACGAGAAAGATCGCCTTGCCATCTTGGCCGGATTAATGGTCGAGAAAGATTACATCGCACACCGTCCTCGCAACTTAGAGAAAACCCAAAGCCTCAAATCTGAGGAATGATCGTCCATAAGGACATAGCTTGGAGAGAGTTATGATCCTTGAAGCAATAGCGGCGATCAAAATCGCAAATGAAGCCATCGATCAAGTTAAGAAATTGGCTGGTCATATTTCGTCTATTGGCGAAATGGGGCCACAGCTAACCAAGCTTGCCGATGCAAAAGTAGAGATACAAAAGAAAGCAGGGCAAGGAGATTCTGAGGCGTTTTGGGCTTTAGAAGATATCAAGCGAAAAGAGACAGAGATTAAGAACTTGATGGTCTACGGAGGACGCGCTGGCCTATGGGACGATTACCAGAGGTTTATGGAGACTCGAAAGACCCTGAGAGAGAACGAGGCAAAACGGAAGGAGCTTGTGGCAAAAAATCGCAAAAAAGCGATAAAGAACGCTTTTGTATATACAGCCGTCGGGATAGGTTGTCTGATATTCGTGGGGCTTGCCGTCGCTTTTATGTTCTGGATGATAAGCCTTAAAGGATGAGCGACGTATTTATTGCGCCGTTCCATCCTGTGTGGACTCTGTACTCGCCAGACTGTATACCGCCAACTCCAGAACAAGTAGATCGATCAGAGATCATCCAGCCTTTAAATAAAACAGACGATGCGAGCCTGTACAATCGTTTCGGTCAGATAGAAACTCACACAACTTGCAACACGATTAACATTCTGATTTAGTGTGACTTGAGACTCCTTCAGCAAAAGGGTTTCATTCCCTCATTTGCTCCTTGGTTCCCCTGCCTTGGAGCTTTTTTTTGCAAATAATTTAACAAAAGTGTTTACAAGATAAACAGTATTGTTTACTATTAACCCATCAAATAAACAAACAGGGGAATACAAAATGAAAGTCTTAAAAATCACAAGCGACTTCGGAACTACAAACGAATACAAGATTGGTTCAGATAATGTGGTTCGCAATTCTATTGGCCGCGCCGCTATGAGTGATCAAGTAGCCGAACTTGCCAAGCACTTCACAATTTCTGAAGAAGTGGTCAAGGCTACGGAAGAAGCTAGGGAAGCCGATATCCGCGCATTCTTAAATCTAAACTTAGAAGAAAACATTGGCAAAGCAATTAACCGTCATATCAAAAAGCAAGTCAGAGCGCAGTTTTAATCTGCGCCTTAAGGGGAGAATGGAAATGACACATCAAGAAATGCTAGCAGAAACTTTTTCAGACATCTTCAAGAGTATTGAGGGTGTTCGCGCTCGTTGGGCATACGACATGACCGTCGAAGAATTAGAGCGTGGCATCGAAAGAATGCAAGAGCAAATCATAGAGGAAGAAAATTGGGAGAAGGAAGAGCGTAAGAGACTAGCGGCAATCTGCCATGTTTCGGTAGATGACATTGTTCGCTGGGAGCGTGAAGAAGATCAGATGTGGAAATTCACAGGGGTCTACAGGATTCAGCAAGTGGATCAAGAATACATCGAGTCGCGTCCAGTAGAGGCTTACGAAGACGCACATTTATTTGAACTAGGGAAGGCGGCATAAGCCGCCATGAAGGAGAACAACAGTGAATGAATTTATTCCTCACGAATCAAAAGAATATGTCTGTCCCGTACACGGTGACATCGGTGTAACAACGATTGTTAGCACTATGGAAGGAAACGAGGCAGTGCTTTGCCTTCGTTGCTACATTGAAAAACTTATTGAAATTGGCGTGTCTGAAGTAAAGGAGAAGAACACATGAGTGCATTAAAATTTATCCAGCAGGAACTTAAAGCACCGAAGAACCAGAAGAACAGTTTTGGTAATTATCGGTATCGTTCAGCAGAAGACATTCTAGAGGCAGTAAAGCCTTTATTAGATGGAATGGATTGCAGTCTGACATTATCCGATAGCATCGAGATGTACGGTGACCGTATCTATGTAAAGGCTCGCGCCACTTTATCTAACGAGCGTGGCACGATTGCTTCCACCGAGGCATATGCTAGAGAGCCAGCCGAGAAGAAAGGCATGGACCCAAGCCAGATTACTGGCACGGCAAGTTCTTATGCTCGCAAGTATGCTCTTAATGGTCTGTTCTGTATTGATGACACTAAAGATACAGACACCATGGAGTATGCAAAAGAATCCAAAGCCAAGAAAGAGATTGTAGAAGCCGAAGAAGCTCGCAATCAGCCGATCACGAAAGACCAAGAAGAGGCTCTGTATCGTGGCATGGCAGACGTAAAGATGTCGCAAGATGATGTTTGCAAATATATGCAGATCGAAAAGTTATCTGATCTTAAGCGCGGTCAAGTTAAGCGTGTGGTCGAGTTGATAGAGGCTAAGAAAAACAATGCAGATTCTTGATCACGATCAACGATCTCTCGAATGGTACGAGGCGCGACTAGGAAAACCTAGCGCGTCCCAATTTGGGAGAGTCATCACGCCGACTGGCAAGCCTTCTGCTCAAGTAGAGGGTTACATCAATGAGCTTATTCACGAACGCATCACTGGCGAGAGGCAAGAAGGCGTCAGCAGTGAGTGGATGCAAAGAGGTGTAGAGATGGAGCCACAAGCTATCCAGTGGTACGAGATAGTAAAGGGCGTATCAGTCAACCAAGTAGGTTTCTGCTTGCACGATACTCTGGCTTGCGGAGGGTCACCAGACGGTCTGATAGGAGATAAGGGTGGGCTAGAAATTAAATGCCCATCGCCAACTAACCACATCGGTTATGTACGCGATTCGCGTATACCAACAAAGTACATACCGCAAGTGCAGGGCTGTATGTGGATCACAGGTCGAGAGTGGTGGGACTTTTTGTCTTACCACCCTGACTACCCAAAGCTCTTGGTTCGAGTTCACAGAGATGAGACATTTATCTCGAAACTTGAGCAAGAAATAGCAAAAATGATTACATTAGTGGATAATGGCGTAGACACGCTGAAGGAGAACTCAGATGAGTGAACACGATAACACCAATTCTGGTGCGTTGTTTAAAAACAACAAAATGACTAGCGAGAAAAGCCCGACAATGACTGGGCCGATCAATGTCGAAGGTAAGGAGTTTAGATTAGCTGGATGGACAAAAGTCAGTAAGGCTGGAGATAAGTACATTTCACTGTCAATAGAGCCAGTGGAAGAAAGAAAGGAAGAGTCAAATGTCAGTACCACAAGCAACAGTCCACCAGTTGCACCACCAGAAGGCGAGTCAAACATCGATGACGAAATCCCATTCTGATCACTCTAATATTGGGCGGTGCTTACGCATCGCTCAAGTCAAGATGGGTGTAAAGAGTGCTGATCTCGCACGAGAAATAGGCGTACACCCACAGCAAGTCGCTAGATGGAGAAGTTCAGATAATATTCGGGTTCACCAGTTGCAGGATATCTGCAAGGTGATTGGCATTGGTCTTGATGAGTTTCTGGCTTTAGACAAATGAAAGTAGTTTGCATCCATCGCGTTCCTTTTACTGATTCATGTCTGACTTGTAACAGACAGGCAGAGCATCTAATTAAGGTGACGTTTGCCACTGAGTTGGTGAAGGATGCGCTGATGCTTGAAAGAGACAAGCAGGATGCAAGCATTTTACTAAAAGAAATGAACACAGAAAAAATTGCGGAAGAATCAGGATTGTCGGTTCGAGAGATACGCAAGATAAAACGAAAGCTGAAGGATGAACTATGGAAAAACGAATCCTTAACGGAGAGGAAGACCTAGCGGATCTGTATCTAAATGTGAAGCGGCATTTGGACGATGGGATCAGGCAGGTCAAAATTACTATTGACTATGGTGACAACAGATCGCTTCCACAAAATGATTTGTTTCATATGTGGTGCAACGAGTTCGCTAAGGGTCTAACTGATCTTGGTAGACCTTGTGACGAAAAAGAGGCGAAGCTGTTTTTAAAATCAAAGTTTCTTGGGTTCGAGAATCTTAAAGTCGGCAAGATGGAGATCAAAGAACAGTTAAGAGAAACAAGCAAGTTGAATAGCGGCGAAATGTATTTTTTTATGGAGGAGGTTTGGCAGTACGCGGCAACAACATTTGGTATCTATCTGACAGTTCCAGTGGATAGCCAGTTTGCCAAGAACAAGTCCAAGTCAAATATGCAGGATTAATGCAAAGCAAGAATCGTCGATGTGCATTATGTAAAAAGAAAGTCGCGTCAGACGATGCGATCATTGGTGGTCTGCGGGCATTCTGTTCCTACGATCACCTAAGAGATTTTCAAGTAAGTGAGAGAGGTAAGCAGGTGATTACCAAAGAAATCACGAAGGAGCGCAACCAGCACTATGCAAAGCGCAAAGAAAAACTCAAGACGAAAGGCGAGTGGATGCGCGAAGCGCAGACCGCGTTTAATTCTTACATCCGTTGGCGAGACAGATATCAATCTTGCATCTCTTGCGGGCATCATTTATCCCACGACACCTATGGCGGCTCAACTGATGCTGGTCATTACATCCCAAGGGGTTCCACTCAAGGTCATATGCTTCGGTTCCATTCTTGGAATTGTCATGCGCAATGCGTGAAATGCAATCGATTTTTGGGTGGCAATTATTCTCAGTACCGGACTGCTTTGATCTGGAAGATAGGCCATGAAAAAGTAGAGTGGCTGGAAGACCACGATCACGAAGTCGAATTCACAGTGGAGTATCTAAAGCGAATCAAAGAAGTGTTCACAAGAAAGCTACGCATCAAAAAAAAATTAACAAAAGTGTTTACACCATAAACAGAACTGTTTAGTATTGGCCATGTCTTATCAATAAACACAGGGGTGATTTAGATGGCAGAATTCAAAACATTTTATTTCTGGGAAGATAACCTTTTCGAAGGTCAGAAAGGCGAAATCGAGATTAAGATTTGGGCAACTTATGACGAAGATAAAGACGAGCACGATGTCCATGAGACAATTTTTGATTGTGCTGTTCCTTCGGACGAAGAATTGCTTCCATTAAAATATATCGACTGCGTTACTCTCGGTAGCAAGTTGATGAGCAAAGCGGGTCACCGCGTACACTAATCCATAGGGGGTGAATTATGGACTTTGATATCTTTGTAATTGTGAAAGCGACTGGTCATAAAACGTGGATTTCGTTGGATGACTTCTCGCCAGACTTGTTCGAAAAAGTTGATGATGACGAGCCAGATCATGACCCAAGCTGGGCTGATGCAGATGCACTGGCTTCTGCTGGTTGGGGAACTGATGAAGATTACGGCGCTGGTGAGATGCTGTGAGTAAGTTCATTCGGGCCATGAATTTCACGAAGAGGGAGATCAAATGGTTTCCCTCTCAGCCAAGCGTTAAACGGTATATGTTGGAAAATAAAGGCGACGATATTTTTCTCGATACGTTTGTAGCAACCTATAAATATGAGATCTGTCGTTTGCTAGAACAAGCTTTAACTGATGGGGAGATATTCGCTTATGGAGCAGGAATCGAAGATTTCGAAAGATCAGATATTGGATGTGCCGCCACAAAAGACCCTTAAGCAAAAGTGGTGGGAGTGGCACAAAGCGAACCCGCAAGTCTGGGAGTTATTTCAGAAATATACCTTTCAGGCAATCGAAAGCGGGCGGGATAATTACAGCGTAAACGCAATATTCGAAAGGATCAGGTGGCACACAGATATCGAGACCAAGGGGGATTCATTTAAGATTAACAATAACCACCGCCCTTACTACGCAAGATTCTTCCACCATTCTTATCCAGAGCACGATGGATTTTTTCGGATCAGGGAGTTGGTGAGTAGCTAGAGTTTACAAAAACAAAAGTGCAGTTTAAGATTTAAAAATGTCGCGGGAGGATTGGCAGTCCTCGGTAACGCGAAATAGAGACTTGGGAAAAAGTATCCGTGTCACTTCTCCGCGACACGTTAAGAATACAACACTTTTGTATTCATACACAACCATAGCCTCTCTTTCACTATCACCCGCGTTAAGACGGTCGCATTGTGCCGTAGCATGAAAAAGCAAGAATAGAATCACGACCTTTAGAGGGCGGGACAAACAGCGTAAAAGGCAACCATGTTCTTACATTGTTTGAACATTGAGGGGTGAGGTGTTACGAGCCTTGACTAAATGCATAGGAATACTATGCAAAAGCCGTCAAAAGTCGTTGCTGATTACTGTGATTCTGTGGACCATTACTGATTGACCAGAGAGGGTTGCCTAATAGCCCTCTAAATGAGTTCTATTGCTGAGGGAAAAATATGGAGCTAAGACCGCATCAAATAAAAGCAGTTGAGATGCTACGAGCATCAATCTTTGAGGGAAAGCATAGGCCAATTCTTGCCGCACCGTGTTCATTCGGAAAGACCATAACAGCGGCGTATATGCTTAAGGGCGCGGCAGAAAAAGGTAAGCGCGGAATCTTTCTATGTGACCGGATTAAACTTGTACAACAAGCTGTCGAGCAATTCGATTTGCATGGGTTAGAAGTCGGCGTGATTCAGGGAATGAATGATCGGCAGAATATTTTCGCGCCTATCCAGATCGCCAGTATTCAGACTTTGGCAAGAAGGGAAAGAATGCCAGAGTTCGACTTCGCCATTGTCGATGAAGCACACGTTCATTACCGAACTGTCACTCGCTTGATGGAATCCTATAACGCAGTCCCATTCATTGGGTTGACAGCCACTCCGTTCAGCAAAGGGTTGGGTAAGCATTACAATAACCTCGTGATTCCAATAACGACAGAAGAGCTACTCGATCAAGGATATCTTACACCCATCCATTACTACGGTGGAGAGAAACCAGACCTCTCTGGGATACGGAAGAAAAGTCTTCCAACGGGCGGCTCTGATTATGATGTCGATGGACTGGCAGAAGTCTACGAGAAGAACCATAAATTATGTGGCGATATCATTAAAAATTGGCTCCGTTTTGCCGATGGTTATCCAACGATTGCCTTCTCGCCTTCAATCAAGCACAGTAAATTCATGGTTGATCTATTCAATGAGGCTGGTATACCCGCAGAGCATATCGATGGGTACATGGAGCCAGAAGAGCGTCAGTGGCTATTCGATGCACACGAGGCTGGTGAATTTAAAGTTCTGTCATGCAGTCGACTTTTGAATGTTGGCTATGACGCACCGTACATCAAGTGCCTGATCGATGCATTTCCAACGACCTCAAAAATTACTTTCGTCCAACGCGCCGGAAGAATACTTCGCCTTGCAGATAACAAGGACTTCGCTGTTTACCTAGATCATGCTGGCAATGTAGGTAGACATGGGTTTGCAGAGCAGATCGTCCCTGAGAGCTTAGATGATGGCGAGAAGCGATATTCAGAAGCAAGCCTATTGAAAGAGAAAGAGGAGCCAAAGGTCAAAGAATGCCCAGAGTGTTATCAGCAGATGGTAGGGGTTCGGTGCAAGGCTTGTGGGTACGAAATCCCAATGAAAAAAAGAATCGAACACGATGGCTCTATGCTTCAAAGACTTAACGCCGCTCAGAAAGCGAACAAGGTTTATAGCAACGAGCGCAAGGGAGAAATCTTGGGCGAGCTATATTATTATGCTCACACAAGAGGGTTCTCTGAGGGTTGGGCGCATCATAAATACAAAGCAAAATTCGGTGTATGGCCTAACAAAATCAAACCAATTCTGGCAAGTCATGTCTCTGATGAGGTGAACAACCTCATTCGTCGGGAGAATATTCGGTTTGCTTATGCGCAAGGGAAGGTGAAGAAAAATGACAGTACAAGCAATATTAAACAAACTGCCTAAATACAAGGCGAGTGGCCAGAACAAGTGGCGCGCGCCGTGTCCTGTTCACGAGGGTAAAGATCTGAACATGATCATCTCAGAGGATGAGACGGGGAAGGTGGGCATGCACTGCTTTGTTTGCAATGCAAACGGTGTCGAGGTGGTTCAAGCTCTTGGTCTTCCGATGGCAGAATTGTTTCCACCAGACGACGGGTATTCCAGACCCGCGATCACTGCACGGATGCAGTCCAAGTGTCTAGAGGATCAAATATTTGTTTCTATCTACGACGAGGAAGCAAAGAACAGGTCAATGACGTTAATCGAAAAACGGCAGTATAGAGCGGCAAAGGCGCGAATCGAAGGCTTCATGCTGAAAAAACAAACAGGTTAAAAAAATTAACAAAAAGGTTTACAACGGTAACTTAAGTGTTTATTCTGCCCCAGTCAAGTTTACAAACAGGGGAGAAAAACATGGCAAGAGGGTTAGAAGTAAATGTGATTTGGGCAGATGCGAAGCAAGGTTTGCTGTTCGTTGGCGCTGATGGTCGATTTGGTCTTACCGATCATTTGTTTGCGGTAAGTTTAGATGGCGTTCATTGCAAGCGGTACATCGCAGAAGCGAAAGGCTCAGATCAGATAATTTATAAATTTGGATACGGCGAAGAAGACACTTGTTCGAGATTATATGCAATGCGTCAGTATCGCAAGGTTCAAGCGGACGTAATTGCGTACATAGAAGAGCAAGCAACAATGGGCGCGTTGGCGTCCTAAGGGGAAAATAATGAAAGGTATTTATATCGATCCAAGCATCCACACCGCGACTATCATGGAAGGCGACTTCAATGATTTTCGAGCAATTCAAGAAGCGATCAACGTCGATTGCTTTACGGTAGTTTGCTCTATCGCTGACCACACAATTTTCTGTGACGACGAAGGGTTATTGAAGAACCCCCAAGCCTTCACGATGTTTGATTCGTACCCAGAGCCATTGGCGGGTCGGTTGCTGATCCTAGGGTCAACAGCAGATGGAGATTCTTGTGACTGCAAGATCAGCGTCGAAGATCTCTGGTCGCAGATTAAGTTTATGAATCTCGCAGAAGTGCAGAAAATGTATTCCAAGCAAGAGCCAGTGCTATGACTGATTTCACAATTAATCGCATGAACGAGTGTCACTTCTGTGACGCTCGGGAGGGCTTAAAAATTCTTGTTATTGGTGATCGTGTGATCGAGTTCTGCGCAACCTGTTCTGGTACAGTGACAATGACCAACGCGAACACTGGCGAAGAAAAATGTCTTATGGAAATCTGGAACGATCTAGCGAGGGACGACTCTTGAGTCTCAGTAAAGATCAAGCATTAGGTTGCTACATTGGAGCCGCCATAGGTGATGCGTATGGCGTTCCGTTTGAGTTTATGGATGCAGAGCAGATTGACGATCTTGGCTTTACGCCAGAGCCGATCTACTGGGCTGGTGGTAGTCATAATGCAGAAGAAGGCGAATGGTCAGACGACACCTCAATGGCAAGGTGTATAGCTGGAGTGTATATTTCATGCGGCGAGATCGACGAGAACTGCTTAATCGCAGACTGGATCGATTGGATGGATCATGGCTTTCTCTCTACTCGTGACCACTGTTGGGATATCGGTGGGCAAACTAGGAGATCTCTTTCTGAGTATCGAGACGGTAGGCCGTTCTCGTATCTGGACACAAAAAGGTCTGGCGAAGGCAATGGTGGGATCATGCGATTGGCTCCTGTCATTGTCGCCAACAGTCACAGTTTGATGCATGCAACGACAGATGCGATCACGACATCAGAGCTTACGCACCCCTCAACGATTTGCTCAATTTATGCCGAGAGACTGGTCGAAGTCTGCTTTGATATGGAGTCCGTGTGGGAACCAGTCGGGGAATATCGCAAAGGCGGCGGTCATGTTAGGGATACATTTTTCAGCGCATACGAAGCGTTCTATACGACGGATAATTTTATGGACTGTATCTACCACGCCGTTCGGATGGGAGGCGATACAGACACAGTAGGTTGTGTTGCTGGCATGATGGCTGGTGCAAGGTACGGTCTTTCAAACATCCCCTCAAGCCTTATCGATGGCTTAATGAAATCCTCAGACATTCGGTTCGAAGCAGAACTGCTCTACGAAATTGCCAGAGCAACTGACCAGCTACTGCAAAAAAATTAAAAAAAGTTAAACAAAAGTGTTTACAAGTGTAAAC